CCCTTGACTGTAGTAATATTCAAAATTTAATATATACGATTCACCACTTACATTAGATGGAGAATTGCTAATAGATATAAATCCTTCTTCTGCATAATCAGATTGAGATTGTTCAACTATTAACTTAGTAACAAATTCATCAGAATTAATTGTGCGTTCAATAGACTTAACATTAATTCCATATTTAAAGCCAGCCCAATTATCCTTACCAACATATTCTTTTAAATATACATATTTCTCAGGATTACCGTCTTCATCATAACGAATGTATCCATTATCATCATGGTCTACTACTAAGTCAATCCAACACTCAAAAGTTTCTGCAATTGTTTGTAATATATCAAAGCAATTAGATTTAGAAACACTAATTGATAAATTCTTTTCAGACCCTTCGTTATATAAAGGAATAACCTCATCACTTATTTCATATTGGGATTTTAATTCCTCAATAGATGCATACGTTTCTATGTCTTCTGCGGCCGAGTCATCAGTAGGTTTTAAATAGAAGTAATCATTCTGAGCTGAAGTCGCAGTAGGAATATTACCAAGTAAAATTGGTGTTTCTCCTGTGGCATCAGCGCCATCAGGTACAAAACGAGTAAGTTGTATATCTTGGATATAGTAAGTAGCTCTACCTACATTATTATAAATAAATATACCAATTTTTTCAGTAACATCTTTCATTACTGTATTTGGTATAGATTTTTGTGCTTCAGCCACTAAATAGTAATAAGGTAAATAGTTACTATCTGTTTTTAATTCAAAATTACCAGTTAATCCATTCCAAACATATTCTTGTTCATCGTTACTATCTATATATATGTATTTTGTAGATGGGGTTTGAACAACTGTATCAATTACATAATTATACTTACCAGCTGTTTCACCTTCCTCAAGCGTACCACCTTTAATAATATTATTCAATACTCTTGGAGTACCTGTAAACTCCATAATAATATTCTCTGGGTCAATATGCTTATAATAATAACTCCATCTATTTGGTTCATCTTGAGTATATTTAGCAACCATCAATCTTAAATCAGAGGTTGGTACTAAACAATTAATATCACTCTTAGATTCGTCTTGTTCTTCCGGATTTCGTTGGCCTGCGCGCCATCTAAATACAAACTTCTGTCCTTTTGAAATAGACTCAATAGATGAAGCATTATTTTCAATACCACTATTGAAAACTGCATTTTTATACTCAGTAAGCGCGCCTTTAAATTTAACCTTTAAAAACCCTTCTATTTCAGATAAGGTCATTAAATCAGCTAATTGTTTTCCGCTACCTAACTCTGGTTTAGTTACTAGTTCTAACTTATCAATTTTATCATCTTCAGATTCTGGAATAAAATCTACATATGGATTCCATCCCTGTAAACTTCCGTCCTCTAATGTATTAAAATTCTCACCATTGGTAATATAATTCATTACTACATTAGAAGTTGTATAAGTATAATCCTTATATCTATAAATTTCCCTATCTCCCGCGGTAAAACGGTCAACAGTACGCTCCATTACGGGGTCATATATAGTGAGTTGATTATAAGCTAAACGATTAGCCTGATAACGATTTTCAATTTCGCCCAAAGTAATAATAGGATTACCATTTTGATTCTCAAATTGATTATTTCTAAAAACTAAATCAGTGGTAATTCTAAAATTAGTATCTGTAATAACTTTCTTATCATCAATTGTATATTCTCTATTTTCATCACGAATAATAAATTGAACAAATTTACCATTCTGATTCTTAACATAGCTATAAAATACATATATTGACGTTGGCGCGGTAGGAATTTCATCTTCAGTCTCACTAGCGTTTATAATATTTATTCCAGTTGTAGAAACCAAAGTAGCTTTATAAATCGGTTCAGCCACCAATTGCTTTCCCACATCTGCTCCACCAAGTTTCCAATCTGTATTCTTAATTGTCTCCTTCGCTAACTCCCGCGCAGTACCTTGATTATTATTTAACTCTGCATCAAAAGTAATATTATATCCATTCTTTGAAAGCTCAAGAACAAAAGCATCAGTACAAGTATAAGTCCATTCCATTCCATCGCTTGATTCTACATGCTCTTTTACAATAAACTCATACCATTGATTATCATAATGAAGCTTTACTTTACGTTCATTCACTAACAAACTAGCAAATGGATTAATAACATCCTCATTACCCATATAAGGGTCAAAGTACTTATATTTCAAGGAAAAAGTTAAAGTCCTTTCTCCATTAGCTTTCTTATTAAAAACGGGGTTATATACTCTATTTAACCCCGTCATTGTATTTGAACCGATGACAGCCAATCTATTTTCTATAAATTTTCTTTCGTCTCCGTCTTGGGTAAGCTTATCTTCCCAAACGGAAATTTCATATGGTTTTATTAAACGCTCACCCATTTATGCCTCCTAAAAGTAAAGATAGTTATAAAAAATCTCTACACCTTGTGCGCCGCCTTGCACTTCTAAAACCGCTCCATCACCTAAGGTGCTTGGTTCTAAATGGAAGAAATAACCAGCTTCAACATATTCATTATAAATATTACCCGAAGTAGTAATAATTGAATCTTCAGTAAACTGAGAAACACCTACTATTAATTCATTAGTAGTATCTATTAATACTCCCATATCTGTAGTATCATCTGTACCTGTTTTTAAAGTAATTGGTTTAATAACTAAAGAAGCTAAAATATCATTACCACTCGGCTTATAATTCAAAGTTACACCCGCTTCAGCTACTGCGGCCGGCAGATATAAACGAAAACCAGTATCTATATCACCAGGATTATATATATTAATTGTACTAGTTTCACTATCAAACCTATCATAATTCTGATATTCACTTTCCGTTAAAAGCCCACTAGAAATAGCCCAATCAGCACTTTCTTCTTCTGATGATAAAGCTTTAAAAACCGATTTAGCAAATGGAAAATAACAAACAAACGATATTTTTCCTTCGCCCTTATAAATTCGTTGAGTACCTTCTTCTACTACATATGGATAGACTGATTCACGCTCCCAGGTAGGAACAGTTGTTTCCTCTTGAGTTTCTTCGTCTACAGTCGTCTCTTCTCCACGTATTACCCTTACACCAGGCTGCGGCGTAGTACTAACTCTTTTAATCGGTTCATCAAAGCAAATATAAGAAAGTTCAATTGGGCTTTCAAGCTTTGCCATATATCTTTTATACGGACGTTCATCAAAAATTAATTCTTTAACTTTACGAGTACCAAAAACTCTTCTTAGTTCTCTAAATTGTACTTCAGTTAATGAATCAAATGCAATTTCTATATCAATTTTCTTTGGTCCGTAGTTGCTTCCAAAATAATAGTCTCCATCAATTCCTGGAACTTCGGCAGTTATATCTCTAATTTCTGGTTGTAATTCTTCATCATATCTATCACCGCCAGAAACCCTTAATACTTCTAAATTTTGTTCCCAATCAGAACTTGCCCAACTACCGAATGTGAAACCTGTAAAGTCTCCCATTGCCTTTTACTCCTAAATTTATTCTACCTTATTTTTTATTATATATTAAAAAATCATGGGTATCCATACACTCTTGATATACTTCTTTAATAGTAGATATTGCTAAAACAGCTTTATTATTCTCATATTCTTTATGTTCACGGCAATATCTTTCATATAAAGTAATATCATCTAAAATTTCATCAAAGTGTTCTTTTGAATGGCGTTTTTCAAAAAGAATTTCATCATTAAAACGTAAAATACGTTGTCTTGCTTGACGAACTCTCTCTAACTCAGCCTCTTTTTTAAGTTCATCTAAATCTTTTTTTAAGTCTGCAACTTGGTCTAAAACTTCACCATTAATTGCGCTGCCAACTTTTCTTGCAAGCCATCCCCAAAAATTAATTTCAATATGTGGTATTTTAATCATGCCCAAAAGGATAATTAAAAAACTAAAACCCCCTATTTGAGCTATATCATTTATCTGTTGTAAAGTCATGGTTTCCTCCAAATTTATCCTTATTAGGACATTTCTCTTCGTTAATAAGTAAAGTTTAGAAATTAAAACTCTACTTTTTAGAGGAGGTTAGAGATATGAGTAAAGGAGAAGAAAAAATTATAACTTTATTACAAAAGGGAAAATATAAGTTTGAAAGAGAAAAAAGATTCTATGATTTAAAAAAAGGTCAATATAGATATGACTTTTATTTACTGCGCGAAGGTCGTCCTGTTCTTATAGAGTTTCAAGGAGAACAACACTATCAATACATACCAAAGTTTTACCACTGTCGCGCAGACTTCGAAAGCGCAAAAGAAAGAGATAGACGAAAAATAAGCTACGCTTTAGCCAAAGAAATTCCACTTTATATAATTCCATATTGGGAAATAGATAATCTAAAAAGCTCTGCTGATATTTTTAAACTTGAGTTCTTGGCAAAAACACGCTGGAAAAATGACCAGGATTGGCAACGTTACCAAAATTTGACAGAGCGTTTTAAAATTTGATATAATAAAAGAGAAAGAAAGGATAAATATATAATATATAAGGAGTTAATATGTGTATAGAATATATTTTATTACCTATCTTTCTTATTATATCAATAATATGTATAATAATAAGTTACAAAGGAAGAAAAAAATGGAAGATAATAGAAGAAGCTAAAAATGAAGAATTAAAAGATATATTTAAAGAAAGGTGGGACAAAGAAGAAAAAGAATTCAATCTTAAAAAACAAAAATTAGATACTGCAATAAATGGATATAAAGCTTTATTAGTTGAAAAAGAAAAACGATATGAAGAAGTTAATCAAGATTTAGATTTATATCGTAAAGGTAAAATTGAAGAAATTGATAGCGCTGGCGCAGAATACGAAAAGCGTAAACAATTAATCATAGATAAAGGAATTGAAGAATATAGAGCTTTAACTAATGACTTCTTCGGTGCAGAATTAGATTTAAAAAATCAGCAATTAGAACAACTTAATAAAGACTTAGATATAACTCGTAACATATTAGAAATAGAACGTAGTAAGCGCGATGCTATTAACGAAGAGATTTTACGACAAAGAAAAATTGCAGAAGAACAAGACTTCTATAAAATTCATTTTACCGAAGCTGACAAAAAAGATATAGAAATTTTACGACCTATAGCTCCACGTTTACAACATCCAGAGGTTATTAATAAAATAATTTGGTCAAGTTACTATCAAAAACCATTAGCAGAATTACGTAAACGACTTCTTCCTAATGGTGATATAAGCGGTATATATAAAATTACACGAATTAAAACTAAAGAAATATATATAGGACAATCTACCTCAATTGATAGGCGTTTTCAAGACCATGTAAAAACAGCTTTAGGCGTAGGTACATTAGCTAATTCACAATTTCATAGGGTGATGTCAGAAGATGGACCTGAGAATTTCTATTTTGAAATTTTAGAAGAAGTAGAAAAAGATAAATTAAGAGAAAGAGAATCTTACTATATCAGTTGGTTTAAAAGCGATAAATTCGGACTTAACACCCTTAGTGGTGATAAGAAATAATTAAAAAGGAGACCACAACGACAGTTGATGGTGCATGAAAAAACATTATGAACAAAAATTTAAATTCATTTCAAAGTCAAATTGTTACAACAAAAAATTCACACGTTGTAGTTGCTAGCGCAGCTGCATCAGGTAAAAGTATGGTTATTGTAGAAAGATTACGATACCTATTAGAACAAGGCGTTGACCCATTTAAAATTGTAGCTATTACTTTTACTAATAACGCAGCTTCAGTAATGTATGAACGATTAGGGCGGCCGCAAGGTCTATTTATCGGAACAGTTCATTCTTATTGTAATTATCTTTTACGAGGTGGCGCTGTAGACACAACACAAATTATTAAAGAAGAAAGATTTGATGACTTATTTGAAGAGATTAAACAAAACCCAGACTGTTTAAAACAAGTAGAACATTTGCTTGTAGATGAAGTACAAGATTCAACAGAGCTACAATTTGAGTTCTTTGAGCTTATTAATCCAAATAACTTTATGTATTGTGGAGACATAAGACAATCAATCTATGGATGGAATGGAGCTGCGCCAGATTATTTAATTGAACTTACACAGCGGCCAGATGTAACAACTTATTATATGAGGCAAAATTATCGTAATATGCCAGATATTTTACGTTTTGCAAAAAAGTTTCTTTATAGATTAGGTCCCGCATATGAAGACGACTCTATTTCTATGAGAGAATCTGACCAACAACCTCATATATTAGAAGGTAATTATACTCCATCTGAAGCAGTAGAAACACTAATTAGAGCTAAAGAACAACTTAATAATCAATGGAAAGATTGGTTTGTACTGTGTAGAACCAATGCAGATATAGAGTTATTTAGAGGATTATTTGACAAAAAAGAAGTACCTACAGATACTTTTAAGCAATCTGAATTAACTAACTCTCAAATTCAAGAAAGACTAAAAGAAAATACATTAAAAATTCTTACTGTACATAGCGCGAAGGGTATGGAAGCTCCATGTATACTCTCTTACAATATAAGAGCTTATAATGATGAAGAAGCGCGCTTGTGCTATGTATCGGCTACAAGAGCAAGAGACTTTCTTATTTGGGCAAAGATGCCTTCAAAGAAGAAAAAGAAAAAGAAGATTGTAAATTGGGAATAGGAGGATTACATGGACGAATTATATATTGTAATTGAATTACAAAAAACTGGAAATCAAATGGCAAATATTGTTACTAGCCATAATACATTACAAGATGCACAATATAAATTTTATACAGTAGCTGCATCTGCAGCAATATCACAATTAGATAAACATTCTGTAGTATTGATGAATGATGATGGTTTCACAATTGAAAAATTAACTTTTGAACACTAAAAAAGAGAGCTATTAAGCTCTCTTTTATATTGTTCTCTAAATTTGCATTTTTTTATAAAATCTGATATAATTATGTTAGAATAAAAAAGGAGTGATTTTATGGCACACATAACACATAATGGCGCATATGATTTAGAAAAATGTAATAAGATTACTATTCATGGTAAAGATATAATAGTTATTACCAGTGAAGACTGGAACATTCAAGATGTAACAGTTCATCCATACAATAGCCTTTATGCAGATGATATTCAAGAATTAAGCATTAGAATAGTTAGAAAGGAGAAATAAAATGAAAGTACAAATTGGAGATAAAATTCAAATCATTGAAATGAATGGTGAACCGCAATATACTGGCAAAGAAGGAATTGTTGATAGAATAGATGATGCTGGACAGATTCATGGAAGTTGGGGTGGGTGCGCCTTAATTCCAGAATGTGATACCTTTAAAGTAATTCGTGATAGAAAGGAAACAACTAATGGAATTTAAACTGATAATTAATGAAAATAAATATGTTCAAGGCGCGACTGTTAAATTAAATGTTGGAGAAGCCTTACTATTTTCAAAAGCTGTGCGTTGTTTATATTTTGATTCACAAACACACCCAAGTGATAAAAAAACTTTAAAACAAATGATAATAGATATAGAAAAGGAAAAATTCAATGTTTAAAGTAAAACGCTATACAGATGAAAAAATATTTACTGTACTTTCAGTTTATTGTGAGCCAAACTTTCATCAAACTTATTTTCTCATATGGGAAAACTGGGGATGGCGTTGGCGCCCAGCCGATAAATTTATTCCGCCTGCAGTAGATGTAGATGAATTTATTAAAAATGATGTGCCATTTTAGGAGAAAATTTGAAAATGGATAAAAATTTAATTACAATTACTATTGATAATTATAAAGGAAAGAAAATAACTTTTACTGCTTCATCAGATGCAACAGTCAATATTTGGAAAACCAAATCTGTATCAGGTAAAGATAAGGGTAAAATAATAGATGCTAAAGTTTGTATTGCTGATGATGAAATAAAAATAAAGGAAGAAAATTACAATGGTTAAAATTGATATGAAAATGCCAAAGAACTGTGGCGATTGCCCTTTTGTTTTTTATGCAAAAAATTGTGCATTAACAATTAAAGTAGTAGAATTAAATACAAAACCAGATTGGTGTCCTTTAATAGAAGTAGATAAAAATGAGGAGTCATAATGAAGTATACAGCACAAGATATTGAAACATTAAGCTTCCGAGACGCAGTACGAGAAAGAGTAGCTATGTATATGGGAAGCGCAGATAATCAAGGCGTGCTTCAATGTGTTCGTGAAATTATTACAAATTCAATAGATGAAGCCACAATGGGATATGGTGATTGTATTATTGTCGAATTAGATAGTGGTAATATGATTACCGTTACAGACGATGCACGCGGTGTTCCATTTGGTATTCGTGAAGATGGCACTGAAGCTATGGAAGCAATCTATACAATGGCGCATACTGGAGGTAAATTTAATGAAAAAATTTATCAGAATGTCGCGGGACAAAATGGTATTGGGTCGAAAGGTGTGGCTCTTTCATCTTCATATTTTCAAGCTGATTCTTACCGTGATGGTAAGCATGCCATCTTAACTCTTAAAGATGGTATCAAAGAGTCTTTTGAAATTATAGAAGATAAAGAAAATAAGCATGGCACGGTAGTTACATTTATTCCATCGCAAGAAGTATATAATCTTGAGCCGATTCAAATTAATTATGATGACCTCGTAGAAATGTGTAAGAATTGGGCATATCTTACTAAAGGTGTTGAATTTATTGTTAAAGATAATATCAACAATATAACAAAATCATTCTTATCCAAAAATGGAATAGTTGATTTTCTTAAAGATTCAATTAGTAAACCAATTCATAAAACACCTCTTTATATTTCTGTAGAAGAAAATGGAATTGAATGTGAGGTTGCTATGCAGTGGGCGGCCGACCGCAATGAACATTGGTATGTATTTACTAACGGATTAGCAAATGCAGAAGGCGGCACCTCACTTACGGGCGTAAAAACAGCTATCACAAACTTTTTTAAGAAAAAATTTAAAGGTGAGTTTACTCCTGAAGTTGCAAGGTCGGGACTTTTTTATGTTGTAAATTGTAAAGTTCCTAACCCATCATTTGCAAATCAGACAAAAACAAAAGTTAATAATCCTGAACTTCGTGGACTCACGCAGCGTGCGACCGGACAGATGTTAGATGATTTTAGTCGCAGGTATGTAAGTGAATTTGATTCAATAGTAGAACTATTAACTAAAGAATTAAAAGCTGAACGAGCTGCAGAGCGTGCACGCAAACAAGTTCTTGAGGCTTCAAAAGAAATTGAAAAAAATCAAAAGAAAAAAGTATTTGCTTCGGATAAGTTGAAAGATGCAGAGTTTCTTGGACAAAATTCAACACTTCTTGTCGTAGAAGGTAATTCTGCTATGGGAGGCATAGCACAAGCTCGAGACTATACAAAATATGGATTACTCGCAATTAGAGGAAAAATTATTAATTGTCTTTCTAATCCAGAGGAAAAGATTTTTAATAATGAAGAAATTAAATTGCTTTTAAGTGCGATGAATATTGTGCCAGGTAAGTATGACAACAAGAAACTACGATATGGAAAGCTCGGTATATGTGTAGACGCCGATAGCGATGGCGCTCATATTGCACTTTTGATAATGGCGGCTTTACAATATCTCGCACCAGAGTTCATACGAGAAGGAAGGCTTTGTTGGTTACGTTCACCACTTTATATTGTAAATAATAAAGGTAAAGAGTCTTACTATTTTACTGATGATGAGTTTAATAAGGTAAGAAATAAAATTAAAGGTGAAGTAACAAGAGCTAAAGGGCTTGGTGAATTACCAGCTGAGACTGCGCAGGCATCTATGTTTAATATAGACAATCAGAGATTAGACGTATTGGACTATGATGGAAAAGCTGTTGACTTACTTTATGAACTAATGGGCGAGAGTGTAGAGCCAAGACGTGATTTTATAATGGACAAGGTAGATTTCTCAACTATACGCGAATAGGAGGAGAAAGATGTATACAGTATATAAACATACTAATTTAATTAATAATAAGGTTTATATAGGACAAACCTCTTATTCTAATCCAGAGCAACGATGGGGTAAATATGGACAAAAATACTCTAGTTGTAAATATTTTTATTCGGCAATTTTAAAATATGACTGGGATAATTTTAGTCATGAAATTTTAGAAACCAATTTAACTGCAGAAGAAGCTAATAAAAAAGAAAGATATTATATTACTTTATATAAATCTAACCAAGAAAATTTTGGATATAATTTAACTTCTGGTGGAGAACAAGGAAAAATTTTATCTCCAATATCAAAACAAAAGATGAGCTTAGCTAAAAAAGGTAAATCGTTAAGTGAAGAACATAAACAAAATATTAGTAAAGCTTTTAAAGGTGAAAAGCACCCTAATTATGGAAAACATCTTTCTGAAACCACTAAGAAAAAAATTGGCGAGAAGAATAGTAAACCAATTCAATGTGTAGAAACTGGAGTAGTTTATAAAAATAGAATTGAGGCAGCACAGGCTGTAGGATTAAAAAACCATCGGTCTATTACCGAAGCATTACGTGATAGCTGGAGAACTGCGGGCAAAGATAAAAATACAAATATTAGATACCATTGGAAATATGTAGATAAGTAATTTATAACTAATTATTAAGAATAATCATATATAGAAAGGAGAAAAAATGTATAAAGTAAGATTAGTTTTCAAGGGAACACCTAAAAGTTATTACTACAACACTAAATTAAAGCTTATGGAAGGAGCAAAGTATAAAATTACAGCTGATGGTCAAACACACTATACCAGTCCTGTTTATATTGCGGCTATCGCGCCAGGGCGTTTTGATAATGTTCGTGAAATTACTTCAGCAGAATTAATTGAGGCACCACCTAAACCAGAAAAACCATATAAGAAAATTATTGTTAATCATAAAAAAGAAACAATTTGTGTTCTTTGGAAAGATGGAACTAAAACAGTTCTTAAACCACAGCCTGAAGATACTTTTGATATAGAAAAAGGTATAGCATTGTGCTTTATGAAAAAATGCTTCAATAATAGAGGCTGTTTTAATGATGCTTTTAAAGATATTGAGGAAATGTAATGAGTAATTTAAAACCAATTATTGAAGATAGCTTTATACAGTATAGCGGTGCGGTATTACAAAATCGTGCTCTTATTGATGTGCGCGATGGATTAAAACCTTCTGCTCGTCAGATATTTTATTCAATGGTTTTGAACAAACTTACAAGTGATAAGCCATATAAGAAAACTGCTAATGCAGTTGGTATGGCTATGGCAGATTTTTATATCCATGGCGATAGCTCATGTGAAGGCGTTATAATGCGCGCAGGCCAACCTTTTGCAATGCGTTATCCTCTCGTAGATGTAAAAGGTAATGCTGGTTCATTAATTGAGTCTGGCAATTGGGCTGCGATGCGTTATACAGAAAGTCGCTTATCAAAAATTTCTAATTTACTTTTTACAGATATAAATAAAGATACAATTGATGAATGGAGAGATAGTTATGACAACACTAAACAATACCCTGCTGTCTTACCAACAAAAGGGTATTACAACATATGTAATGGAACAATGGGGATTGGTATTGGTATGGCTTGTTCTGTACCTCAGTATAATCTAAAGGAAATGAATCAGGCTTTAGAACATTTACTTCTTAATCCTGAGTGTGATTTTAATGATATATATATTGCACCTGACTTTGCTACGGGCGCAGTATTATTAAATGAAGATGAAGTAAAAGAGTCCATGAAAAAAGGAAATGGGTTCGCTTGTAAGTTACGTAGTGTTGTAGAATACGAGAAAAAAGAAAACTGCTTCATCGTAACTGAAATTCCATATTCTGTATATACTAATACAATTTGCGGCGAGTTAGAAAATATAATTAATAGCGAAGAAAATCCAGGAGTAGACCGTTTTAACGACCTTACTGGTAAAACCGCATTAATAAAAATCTATTTATCTAAACGAGCTAACCCAAATAAAGTATTAAAATATTTATACAAAAATACTTCACTTCAATCTCACTATTCAATTAATTTTACAATGCTTGATAAAGGACGCTTTCCAAAAGTATTTACATGGAAAGAAATGCTTCAAGCACATATCGACCACGAAAAAGAGATATATAGGCGAGGTTTTGAATTTGACCTCCGCAAAATAGAAGAAAGGCTTCATATAATAGAAGCTCTTCTTAAAGTAATAGAAGATATTGATAATGTAGTTCGTATAATTAAAACGTCTGAGTCTCCGATGAAGGCGCGCGAGCGATTGGCCGCAAAGTACGAATTAGATGATATTCAAACAAAAGCAATTCTTGATATGAAACTTTCAAGACTTGCTCATTTAGAAGTAGAAAAGCTAAAAAATGAAAAGTTAAAACTTGAAAAAGAACGAAATTCCATTTATAATATAATTAATAATGAGGAATTATTTAACAATGAACTCATTAAAGGGTGGCGAGAAGTCGCAGACAAATTCGGTGACGCTCGTCGTACTCAAATTTTAAATATCTCAAAAGATGATGAGGAGCCAACAGAAAAACAAGAGCTTCTAATCAATCTATCTAATCAAAACAACATCTATGTTACAACTACATCAACTCTTTATACTCAGCGGCGAGGCGGTGTAGGTAACAAATTCAAGATGAGCAAAGGAGAATATGTGATTGCTACTGCATCAGGAACTAATCTTGATACTGTACTGTTATTCTCCAACAATGGAAACTGTTTCCATTTAACTGCTTCAGAACTTCCATTTGAAGAAGTAATTCCAATTGAAAGTCTAATTGAAGTAGGCGCAAAAGAAAAAATCAAACAGCTTGTTTTCCTTAACAAGAAGAAACAAAAGGAACACATAATCTTTTTTACAAAAAAAGGTATTTTAAAGAAAAGTAAGCTTTCAGAGTATAACATAAAGCGCAGAAGCGGTGTTAAAGCTCTAAACTTAGATAACGATGATGAAATTGTGTCAATTCTTTTTGTAGATAATGAACGAGTTGGTATGATGACTGCACGCGGCCAGTTCGTAATTTGTGAAACAAAGGATATACGTCCAATAGGTCGTATAGCAAGGGGAGTTAAGGGTATTTCTTTAAATAAAGATGATAGACTTGTGTCAGCGCAAGTTATACCACAAAATATCAAGGAATATCTGAGTATAAGTGAAAAAGGATACACAAAACGAACCGCTGCCAAAGAGTTTTCAATTACTGGAAGAGCTACTAAAGGAAGCAAAATCCATGCTCTAAAAGATGCTGATGATAAACTGATTGATTTTGTCCCTCTTGTTACAGAGCAAGAAGCTATAGTTGTATCGTCTCATGCACAAATTAAAATCAATTTAAACGAAGTAAATCTACTATCTAAGGGTGCGCAAGGAACGAAATCAATGAAACTTTCTAATGCAAAAATTATTGGTTTAATAGCATTTTAAAATTTGAGTTTAATTAAAAAATTTAGTATAATATTTATAGAAAGTTGAGAGAAAAAACTTTCGCAAACAAACACTATCAAAAAATTATTTTTAAACAAGGAGAAAAAATTATGAAGCTTACAGAAAAGTCAAATGAAGTATTCGAGTATGTAAAGGCAAACGGCGCGAAGGTTTCCATTCCTGAACTGGCACAGGCACTGGACAGAACAGAGAGAAGCGTAGGCGCAAATGTAACTGACCTGACAAAGAAAGGTCTCGCAGTTAGAGAAAAGGTAGAAGTAGAGGGCGCAGAGAAGCCAGTTACTTATGTAGTTCTGACTGAAGATGGCATGAATTTCGTTCCTAGCGACGACGAGTAATTTAATAGGAGGGTTTAAAAGCCCTCCATTATTATTATTTGAGTATTTTAAACAAACAGAAACAGAATAAACGAGGTAAAATTAATGTTAAGACAAGCAGAAAACAGATGTAAAATTGAAGGTATACTCGCAGAAATCGATATTAAGCCAGGTTCATTTAATAAGAATGGACAGATGATGGAATCAATTGGTGGTCACATCATCGTTAAAGTGACTCAGAAAATTAGCGGTGAAGAAAAAGAGCTGGCTATTCCAGTTCATATGTTCGCTTCAAAGCTCACTAATAAAGGAACACCAAATCCAGCATACGAATCCATTAAGAAAGTAATGGATGAATATGTAAGTATCGCTGCATCTGACAATGGTGAAGACGGCGCAGATAGGGTTCGTATTACAAGTGGCAGCGTTCGTATGAATGAATATTATAGCCAGGATGGTAGACTTATTTCATTCCCAAGAGTAAACGCATCATTTGTTAGCCGCATTAATAAAGCTGATTGTAAGCCAGAGGCTACGTATACAGCAGAGTTTGTAGTGGCAAACAAAGCAGAAGAAATTGTGAATGATGAACCTACAGGTAGATATAGAATTGATGCAATTATTCCGCAGTATGGTGGGAAAGTTGACGTAGTTCCTATGTACGCACAGAGTCCTGGAGTTATTGATGCTGTTTCTACTTATTGGAATGTTGGTGATACCGTAAAGGCAAATGGAAGACTTGACTTCTCAGCCACAACTGAAACAATTATTGAAGAAGTTGATTTCGGTGAGCCAATTGAAAAGACGAGAACTATTAATAAAAGCGACCTTATCATTACTGGTGGTTCTCAGGAGCCGCTTGAGGGAGACTTTGCGTTTGATAATGCAGAGATTCAGAGTGCGCTTGCTGATAGAAAAGTAAGACTTGAGGCGCAGAAGGATAAGGATATGTCCAGAGCTGCTTCAAAAGCTGCTCCACCAAAGAACTCAAATAATGGATTCGCAGATTTAGGATTTTAATGGAGGTAAACCGTAATGATTGATATTTTATCAATTGAGCCTACGGTTATCTCTAGAGATTTGAAAGGAAAATATTTGCTTTTATATGGGAAGCCTAAAACGGGTAAAACCACCATGGCTTCCCGTTTTCCTAAAAATCTTTTAATTGCTTTTGAGAAAGGCTATAATGCCATCGATGGAATTAAGGCTGTTGATGTAAATAAGTGGTCTGAATTCCGTCAGGTTCTTAGGCAATTAGAAAAGCCCGAAGCTCGTGAAATGTATGATACCATCACAATTGATACAACAACTATCGCATATGAAATGTGCGAGCAATTTGTATGCAGTCAAAATGGAGTTCAATCAATTCGTGATATTCCTTGGGGACAAGGTTGGACATTAGCAAAGAAAGAGTTTGAATCTTGTTTAAGAAAGATTACAATGCTTGGTTATGGTCTTGTTCTTATTTCTCATATTGAAACAAGAAAAGAAAAGACAGCTGATGATAGTGAGATTGAAATTCTCGCGCCATCAATGCCAAAACGTTGTTATGAGGTGGTAAACCAGATTGTTGACATTATTGGCTATATAGCTACTGAATGGGATGACGATGGAAATAGTCATAGATGGTTATATACTCGTCAAACACCTACTGTAATGGCAGGTAGTAGATTTCCTTATTTGGCGCCGAAGATTAAGCTTGGTTATCAAGAGTTAGTTGATGCTATTAATGAAGCTATTGATAAGCAAAGAGATTTAGATGGCGCAACAGTAGTAGACAAAATTGAAAAGAAACAAGAAGAAGAACTCAGCTTCAACGAAATCCGTGACGAAGCGTCTAAGATTTGGGCGAAGTTAGTAAATGAGAATCCAGAGAATGCAGAGAAGATTTTGAAAAAAGTTGAAATGATTTTCGGTAGAAAGCTTAAACTTTCAGAGATTACCGAAGACCAAAAAGAACCTTTCTTCTTAGTCCTTCTTGAAATGAGAGATATGGTCAACTAATAATATAGTTTTAGAAAGAGTAGGAGTTTCCTACTCTTTTTAAATTTGACAAATTCTACAAATTCTGTTATAATATAATAAAGAAGAAAGGAGTTTTTTATGGCAAAATGTAGAGTTTGTGATTTACCTATTGACAAAGAAAAAGATGATTGGATAATGCCAAGTAAGAATTGGTATTATCATCGTAAGTGCTATGAAGAATGGAAGAAAGCTCAATTTGAAAGCGATGAAGAATATGTAGATATGATTTATGACTTTATCGCAAGAGATTTAAAAGTTTCCTATGATTGGCACATATGCGAAGCTCAAAGAAAGAAATTCATAAAAGAGAACAAGATGACCAATAAGGGCATCTTATTTGCGTTGAAATATTTTTATGAAGTAAAGCATGGAAATTGGGAAAGAGGACATGGTGGTATTGGTATAGTTCCTTTTGTTTACAATGATTCATGTGCTTATTGGGCCGCGCGAGAGCGTCGTTCTGAAGGAACAATCGCAGAAATTGAACGTCAAATGCGCGAGGCCGCAGAAAGACCAAAGGTTCATATAAAGAAAAAAGAAAAGAAAAAGTTTCAAGTTGATTTTAGCGTATTAGATGAATTGGAGGATGAAGAGTGATAGATAAAAGAGACACTCAACAAATACTCGGCTGTCTGATGAAGAAACCGCAGTTGTTAAGTGAAATAGATAAATATTCTTTCATCTTAACTGATTTCTCCACCAGATTTGAACGCTCTATATTTATGGCGATTGAAGGTTTATATCGTAATGGTGCGGCAAAGATTCAGCCAATAGATATAGAAAACTTTTTAGAATCAGACCAAGTTTCAGCAAAAGTTTTTAAAGATAAAAATGGTATAGAATATCTTCAAGATATAATAGAGCTGTCAGAAGTAGATAATTTTGATTTTTATTATAATCGTTTTAAGAAATTTAATTTATTAAAAGATTTAAAAAAGCAAGGATTTGATGTAAGTGAATTTTATTGTGAAGACTTAACCAATCCAAAAGCTGAAGAAATTAATCAAGCATTTAACTTTTTATTCCCAAAAGACATAACAGATGCGGTCAGAAAAAAGCTATTAGGAATTGAATCTAAATATGAAACAACAGATGAAATTGAAGTTGAAGCTGCCGCCAATGGAATGGATAAGTTAGTAGGAGAATTAGGTGCAGCATATGAAATAGGTATGCCAGTACAAGGTAATATCTATAATCAAGTTATTGATGGTGCAAAGAAAGGAACACTAACAATTCGTTCTGCAGCTAGCGGTGTTGGTAAAACTTCTAATGCAATAGCTGATGCATGTTTTTTAGCTTATCCATTTAGATATAATGCAATAACTTGTAGTTGGGAACAAGTTGGCAACAGTGAAAAGGTTTTATTCATCGTTACAGAACAAAGGTTTAAAGAAGTAAGATTAATGATACTTGCTTATTTAACTGATATTAATAGAAGTAGATTTAAATATGCAGATTTTTCAGACAGGGAATCAGCTGTTATCACACAGGCGATTCATTTAATGGAGAAATATGAGGATAATTTAATATTAGTTAAAATGCCAAATCCTACAATAGAATCTGTAAAAACTATTGTAAGAGAAAATTGTATCGTTCATGATATAGGGTATGTATTTTATGATTATATCTTTATTGGACCAGCTTTATTAAAAGAATTTAATGGTTTTAGTTTAAGAAATGATGAAGTATTGTTGATGTTTGCAACCGCTTTGAAAGATTTAGCAGTTGAATTA